GCAGTGCCCCACGCTACAACGTCATCGCTTTCGACCAAGCCATCGATGATGTCTTGCGCGTCACTCAGCGTCAGGTACGTATTTGCGTCGGCTGCGTTTGGTGTTGCCACCAGGACGATCGCCATCAGTGATCTCCGGTTGATTCAGTGTAGTTGGCTCTGCCTGAATGGAAAAAGAGGCCGCTGCCTTAGCAGCAGCCTCACGTTCCCGCAGTCGCCGGAAAGCGAACAGCCCCATCAGTGGACGCCAGTGCCCATGCTGTAAAGCGTAACCGCTTGTGAACCGCTGGTTTTGTTGGTAACGCGACCGATGAACATACGGGTTTGCGTATGTGCAATGGTGTTCGTGTTATCAGTTGCCAGGGTTACACCACTACCAGCCACCAGAGTGATGGCATGGGTGGCGGCAGCTTCGTTGCGCACAATCAGCGAAAAGCTGGTGCCAACGCGGACGCCATCACCAAGCTCGGCAACAATTGCAGCCGCCGAAGCGGTGTCAATGTCACGAGCAGCGCCGGGGGTCATGATGACCAAGCTATTCACCGACTGGGCGGCGGTCAGCTCGGTATCTGCATCAGATGCAGCAACAACAGTCAGGCTGTCGTTAGAGCGGCCAAAAACAGGCTGCTCAAGTTCAAAGATAGAAGCCATTGTTAGTTACCTCAGTCGAAGTTGGAGACGTTAGTGGCGCGCACGATGCCGATGTTCTTCAGCTCGTACACCTTGCTCCAGTTACCAACAGTGGCCAGCTCAGTACGAGTTGGGTTGATGGTAGCGCTGGTCCAGCGTGCGCCAACTGGGTGATAGACGTAATGCAGATCGATCGACATGGCATCGCTCTTAGCGAGGATGTCACGATCGGTTTCGGTTTGCATCATCAGCTGCTCACCGGAGGCAACAGCGCCGTTGGTGAAGAAGTAAGTGGCGTATTCGGTGGAAGCACCGGAGCCAGTTACGTTCACGTCGTCGGAAACGATCACGCGCAGACCCATGAAGGTCGGAACGGTCACATTACCGAAGGCGTTCTGGATGCTGCCAGCAAAAGCGTCTTCAGCAGTGCCGAGAGCATCTTGGCGGGCTTCGCCAGCGGTCACGTAATCAATGGCGCGACGCTCAACAAGGTCGTAATAAACCTTGGAGTGCATGGCCACAGCGGTCAGCTTGTCACCCTGATCGCCAAGGATGGCGCGGGCTTGAGCAACGTGACGAGGGGACAGCGCAGTAGGGGTGTCACTGTCTTCGGAATCGATGCAGAGATCGAAGAAAGCAGAGCTGTTGTTGTTATCGTTCAGCGAACCGAACACACCGCCGAGGCAGGACAGCAGATCCTTCTGGCGTTGGTTAGAGACGTACTCAGCAACCTTGGCGCCGATGGCGGCCATGGGATCGGAACCAGCAGCCAGAGCCGCAAGGTCACGAGCCTCAAAAGCACGACCGCGGTGCAGGATCACGCCGACTTGCTTGTCAGCTTCGATCTTGCCAGGCGTCAGGCTGGAGCTGTCAGACAGCACCTCGAAATCACCGGAAAGGTTTGCTTTCCAGAAAGGCACTTGGATGGTGTCACCACCTTCGGTGGCGTTGAGTTCAGCCATCGGTTGCACCACACCGCTAGCCAGGAAGGCATCACGTTGAGTGGTTTGCTCGATGACATATGGGGTAAAAATCTCGGGGACAATGATGTCCGATCGAAGAGTAGCCATGGTTAATGGTTCTCAGGATTAACAAAGCGGGCGCAGCCCATATCCCCAGCGCAGCCGGTTGATTAGATCTTAGCAGCTGCTTTCAGCCGATCGTACAAATCACGATCCGTGCGGAACAGTCGTGATTGTTCAGTCAGGTTGAAGGTTTCCTTGGCGAATGGGTTTTTGATGCCCGGCGGGATTTCACCTGATGGCTTGCTGCCGATCGGTGCACCGCTGCCCTGCGGCTTAGGTGCTTTCTGCATCCATGCCGGCAGCGTTGCCTTCGCCCATTCGGTGACGGGTGTGCGTTGGTATCCGTTCACGACCACGACGGTGCCGTCGGCTTCGCGTTCGATCTGGTTGCTGTCGAGTTTGGTTTTGAGCACCAGGTCAGGGTCATGCACGATGTCGGCCAGCGCTGATACGGCAGGCGTCAGCAGCTCTAGCTCGCGGACCTTGGCTTCAAGTTCTGCGATGCGTTGGTCCTTTTGCGATGCCTCCTCACGGAACTGCTGCTCCAGAGCCTGTCGTGCTTCTTCATATTTTCCTTGCGATTCAAGTTGCTGCTGCTCATGGCTGCGCTTGAAGTCAAGGAGTTCTTTGATGTCCACTCCATCAGGCAACGTCTCCGCCATCTTTTCGTATTTGCGGAGTTTACGCTTTTCGTCTGCAAGCTCCTGGTTTTTGCGCTCCAGATTCTGGATGCTGCGTTGCAATGCGTCGATGTCAGCTGATGGCGCTGTTGCTGCTGGCGGTGTGGGCGGCGTTGCTACAGGAGCCGCAGGCTGCTCTGTAGTGGGCTGTGTGTTTTCTTCGGACATTGATAACCCGCAGGGTTAAGTGCAATCCATGTTAACAGCTGCCGACGCGGGTGACGGTGCCATAGGTGCGTTTGCCTTTCAAGTAACCAGGCATGACGCAATAGCAGCTACAGGCAGCCTACCGTCGGCGTTTTGGTGTTTTGCGCTTACGTGTCATCCCGGCCTGGGAATAGGCAATAGCAGCCGCTTGTTGTCTGCTGTAACCTTCTTTGATTAGTTTGCGGATGTTTTGCGAGATCGTTAGCTGAGACTTACCTTTTCGGAGTGGCACCGTAACGTCTCCGCAGCTGCTCCAATGTTAGCTCCCGGCCATCCTCGCGGACGAGTTTCGCCATCGCATCACGAGCGCCGTGTTTACGTGCCAGCATCCTGAAATATGGCGCTTTGCTGCCTAGCACTTCCTGTTGTCGTTCTTTGCCTTGCTGCAGCAACCACTGGCCGTAACTTGTATCAGCATCAACCATGCCGCCTTTGGCTGCGCGTTTACCGGGCCGCGGAGGATCAAATCCAAGCCCTTCGTAATCAATGACGGGGACTGTCGTGCTGCGACATGAAAAATGCAAAGGCGGTGTTGGACCTTTGCCATATTCAAACTCACGGCCATCATTAGCGCGGCAAATGGCAGACGTACGAGAGTCAAGCGTTGCGACATATCTGTATTTCTTTGTGATGTCTTGATTGGCTTCATATACTTGTTGACTAGCAGCATTTGCCACTTGGTTGATACTGGTGCGGACGATGCTTGTCACCTGATGGCCAGCCATTTTGGTTGCTTCACCGCCGGACAATGCAAGTTGCTTGATGGTCTTTGCTTCCTCGCCGAACTCCAGCGTCCCACGCAACTTGCGTGATAACTCCTGCGTTGTCTCACCTGTCAGCAGCGCTTGCCGGACGCTGCTGCTGAAACGTTCCGCTTGCGATTCCGCTAAGCCACGAAATGACTTCTCGACAACACGGCCGTTGGGTAATGTGATCATCGCACCTTTGGGTGCAGTCAGGCTGAACGTTTGCGGTGCACCTTCAACTGCAGCGAATAGGTCATCGCTCAATGCGACGACATTGATCTGCGTCGGATCAGTGGTGACAACTGACTGCGCAAACTGCGGGCTGATCTCAACAGTGCGAACCATGTTGCGTGCGCCTTCAGGCAATGCCAGTCGTAGTTGTTCCTCGACAAACTCAGATTGCAGCTCCGCTAAGCCCTGCAGCTCCAATGCGGTGATCTCCGTTGCATCACCCGCCCATGTCGCAAGGCTTTCTTTCAGCTGCGCAAGGATTGCACGCAACCGCGCTGCTTTGACCGGTGCCGTTGCTTCATTGATTGTTTGCAGTTGGTTGACTGCATCGATGATGATGTCGTTGTAAATGTTGATGATGCGCCTAGCAACGCTGTTGCTGTATTGGTTCAGATCGATCGCATTACGAAAGATCGTGTCAACATTCGGCGGGATCGTCACTGCTCTATGTCGATACCAATATCGCTTGGATGATATTGGGTTTGGATGTCAACCTTTGCACCTTCTTCCAATGCGCACATCAGCATCTCATTGAAGTCAACAAAAGCAGCTTCGGATTCGTAAACAGTAACCTCCTCGACTTTGTTGTCCCATGATGCGCGTAATATGGCGAACACTTCCTCGGGCAGGTTATGACAATACACCGTCACTGGTCCCATGGGTTGCTCTTCATCCGATGGGATGAACCACGATGCTGCCCATAGCAATGCGTTGATCATGGTTGCGTTGCTTCAAGTTCAGCTTCGACATCAAAGTCATCACCAAGCACTTCACCTTCGGATAACCGGGTCAGGAATGTTTCCTGCGTGATGGTGCCTGCGGTGTAAACCTGCAGCAGTGCCAACACATCCTGCGGTTCCAATCTGGTGCCAAGGAAATCACGGTTTACGTAACAGCTACCAGCCTGTTCTGGTGTGCTGAGAAATTCCGCATGAAACTGCAGGCAGTTATCGATCATGTCCTGCATATTTTGCGCGATCACCATCATGGTGCTGTCACCTTGACTGCGATCAATGCGTTTTGCCTCAGCGGTTTCAGCTGATAACTTCTGACCGAGCACAGCAGCAAGACCTAGTTCATTGATCTGCGATGCGAGTTGATCCAGTCTCTTGAACTGATAGTCAAAGCTCTTACCATCGGGTTCGATGTACTCCGCACGACCTTCCGCCGGAAATGCGATGGCTTCACCCGGCCCGGCGGATACTTCCTCAGCGCTGGATGGGAAACCATAAAACGCCAGCATCGGCACTGCAGAGATGTGCAGCTGGTTATCGAGATCAGATTGCACCTGATAGGTTTTCAGGTTCAGTTCTGCGATGTCCTGCAGCGGTGGTCTTGACTCCATGTAACCAATGCGATCGGAGTAGGCAACCGAAAATGGGATCCGATCAAGCGTTGTTGTGCCTTCATCATGCAGCTTGAAGTCACCGGTGTCATCATCTTTGCGATGCAGCTCATACGCACCAGGTGTCAACACCCGCACCTGCTCGACTGCTTTCTCGCCGTAATCACCATCGGGTTCAGTGATCACTTCCCGAAGCCGCAGCTGCGTTAGCTTTTGCGCGCCATCTTGCAGTTCAGTGCGCCAGCCGAGGATGTCCCTTGGTGAATACGCAATCCAGTACGGCCGGCCGCCATCTTGCGGTGCATCAACGAGCACACCGACGTGGCCGTAACGGATCATCGTGCGCGCAGTTTCGTAGCACCAGGTATTCAGATCATCACCTTGCAGGTCAACATCAAACAACTGCTCACGGATCGTGTCACCGGTGTCATTAAGCCTGACCGGTTTGCGCGTCAACATCCCGGCCAGCATCCGCTCGATGCGGACGAGGTACGGAGGGCATACGCTGCGGGCTAGTCGGTTGTCGTAGCTTTCATCCTGTTCTCTTGGCTCTTGAAACAAATATCCGCGGTGCTTCCGCCTCATCGCAACGGTGCCTGCGGATAAATCCTCAATCAGGATCCAGGCCGGCTCCATCGCGTGCCACGCCGCGCATGGGTCATCGACTTTGGTGACTGCGCGCTTGGCTAGCGGGCGGTTGTAATGGCGGAAGCCTGAGTACATCTGAAACACCGGAGGCTCGCGCGCCTTGCCCGGCTTGATCACCCAGCTGCTAACTGGGACGCCTAATCGTTACAAATGGCTTGATCAGCCTATCCAGTCACCGAGCGCTGCGAGCAATGCCGACCATTCACCCCAGCTCAGGTTGATCGATTGTTCACCGCGACTGAGGTAAAGGTCGAAGCCCTCGGCATTACTCCATTCGGTGACTTCCAGAAAGGAGTCAATCTCAGCTAGGTGATCATGGTCGCGCAGTGATACTTCACGGCTTGTACGTTGTGATTCTTTCATTCAGCCTCCTGTTCCAAAGCAAAGACAAGGGCTGGCGGGAAGTGATGGTCAGGATTACTAGTCATCCATGCCGCTACTTCGCGGATGGCGTCGCGGG